GATAGGTTTTTAGGTAGACTAGATATACCTGCATATAAAGCTTTTGATACTTGGATTATTGCAGGTAAATCCCCAAAAGGGGATGCAGGTACTACTTATGCAAAAGCAATTCATTATGAAGGATCAGACGGTAAGCCTGTTATATTTAGAGCATCTCAAGGTAAGGGTGAGAAAATAGGTATGGGTAAAGCAGATCCTGCTTATACAAAAGCTACACATGAAAAGACAGGATATGCTACAGTAGATGGTATTGTAAAAGACCTTGATGTAGAAGAGATACGTGATCAAGCAGCTAAGTATTTAAACGATCCTGAGTGGACGCAGGTAGGCTTTGACCCACGTAGGCAGGGTGGTTTTTATGCGAGGTCAGGTGAAAGTAAACATGCACCTGTACGTGAAGCTGATGAAGTAATACAGATAGGTCCATTAGTTTTAGCTAAGAACGCTAAACTTGATATGGATCACAAAGGATACAATGAAGGTGGAGCAGTAATGGATAACGAACCCATACAAACAGAAATGGATCTCATCCTTAATGAGACTAAAGATCCTGTAAGTGGCAACACTGCACCTCTTGGAGCCAAACCAGAAGAGGTACGTGATGATGTACCTATCAATGCTAGTCCTAATGAGTTTATGATTAACGCTGCAACTAGACGCTACTTTGGTACAGAGTTTTTTGAAGAGCTACAAAAGTCTGCAGAAGAAGGTTGGAAACGTATTAGAGATGGTGAAGAGTCTTACTTCAGAGATGATGAACTAGAAACAGCAGACGATGAAAATACACAAGACACAGATAAACCTATAAACATGCAAGAGGGTGGTGCTGTACCGGGTGCAGGTATAACTGTACCTAAACCTGTAGGTGGTGGCTATGGACGTTACGGTGGTACAGGTTCACCCTTTATGGGCTTTGAGTCTAAGACTTTCACTAATCCTGAGACAGGTCAACAGATTATAATATACTACTTTAATGGTAGACCCATGAGCCGTATACCTGCTGGCTTTCGTGAAGTATCTCAGGATGTTGTAGAAGAGCAAAAAACAGTGGCTGCTGAGCGTGGTGACGATAAGGAAGATATTTCTTTAGAGTCTATTGGTATATCAGATAAAACCTTTCGTAATAAAGCAGTGAAGGATTGGACAGATGTAGATTTTAAAGATTATAATGATGACCTTGCAAATAGTATAAAAAAAGGTCAAGATCCTTTAAGCTTAACTAAAGCAGAAAATGCTATATTATCTTTAGTAGGTGCTGCTATTGGTCTAGGGGGAGCCGTGGCTTTACCTGCTTTTGCTAAAAAAGCAAAAGAAAAACAAGCGGAAGCTGCTCATATAAGAGCTTTAGATTTAATGCAAACATCATCTGATAAAAATATTATAGCAGCAGCAGATGCAACTAGATACATTACGGGATCTGCTTTACAAAAAGAAGATTACGCAGTTAGCGTAGCTAATCCGTTTAGTGGTCTTTATAAAGATGATGATGATAGAAATATATTTGATAGATTTTTTGGTACACAAGGGGGTTTAGATGCTTACGGTGAGCCTACAGAAGAGGCTATAAAGCAAAGATACCTTGATCAGTATGGAACAGAGACATCTAACTATATGGAAGATCCATTTGCTCCACCAAGTAGAGGAGTAGGACAGACTTTAGCGGGTATTAAACCTACACAACCTTCTACTACAGCACCTTCTTATGCAACTATGGATATGGGTGAGGCAGGTAGGACATCTGCACCACGAGATGAAAAGTCTAGCCGTTTAGATGTAAGTAATCCAAACACAAGTGCAAACGTAGCTGAACATCTATCAGATAGAGAAAAAGAATCTCTTAGAGCTTTCCCTGAAACAGCGGCACATTATGTAGCCACAGCTAATAGACGGGCTAATGAGGCTGCTGCTGGTGATAGTTCTAATACGGATAAAGCTAAAGAAAAATCAGACAGTGGCGGTTTTTCATTCTCAGATTTATTCTCTTAAATATTAACTAAAACTATAAGGCTACCCGGCAATAATGCTGGCCCCAACATAAAAGGAAATACAACATGGCAGAACTAGCAGAAGTGGAAACACCAAAGAATGCAGGATTTGTACAAGCTAAACCAAAGCGCAATGCAAACCAGAAACGTATAGAAAAGGATGAAGCTGAACTCAAAGCCCTTATTGAAGGGGGAGAACCAGAAGAACAAGAGAGTTCCAAAGAGAAAGCGTCCAATCCAGAAGCTAAAGAAGAAGCGTTATCTGCAGAAGAGAGATCGTTTAAGAAACGATATAGTGATCTACGCAGCCACCTAAACAAGCAGTCTGAAGAGTTAAAAGAACTAAAGGCACAGCTAGATAAAGCAAAGACTAGTGGTCCAGTTCGTCCACCTGCTAGTAATGAAAGCATTGAGGCGTGGTCTAATAAGTATCCAGAGATTGCTTCTATTGTAGAAACTATTGCTAATCAAAAAGCAGAAGAGAAGTTTAAGAATGCTGATGCTAGACTACAAGAGATAGACAAGCTTACAGCACAAGCCCAGCGCAGTAAATCAGAAGATGAGATACGCTCTATGCACTCAGACTTTGATGACTTACGATCAAGTGATGAGTTTCACAATTGGGCAGAAGAACAACCTAAGTGGGTACAGGATGCCCTATATGAAAACCAAGATGACCCTAAGTCTGTAATCAGGGTAATTGATCTGTACAAGATTGATAACAACATGGACGTAAAAGGTAAACAGCGTTCTACTAAACAGGCTGCATCTGAAGTTAAAACAAGACGTACTACCAAACCAGAGAATAATGACCTGTCAGGAAGTATCCGTGAGTCTGCTGTACAAAAGATGTCAGCACAACAGTATGAGGCTAACTCAGACTCAATCATGGAAGCTATCCGTAGTGGCAAGTTTATTTATGATATTTCTGGGGGTGCACGTTAAAAAAGTATTGACATCACAGAATTAATATGTATAACTGTGTATGTTAAGAAAAGAGTATAAAGCCCTAATAATATTAGCTACCTTTATACTCTAACCAACTAAGCCAAACAATTAAGATAAGACCTACCTAGTTAAGTATAGGCCCAACTATTCTAACAATGGCCCTTGATAGAATAGATTGCACCCTAGAAAGATTAGCCTCTTACGTTAAGTTTGGGCTTAAATATCATAAGCCAACAAACATCTAAGGAGGATTTATTATGGCTTTTACATCCGCATCAGGTTATGGGAATTTACCTAATGGTAACTTTAGCCCCGTAATCTACTCCAAACAGGTACAGCTTGCCTTTCGCAAGTCTACTGTAGTAGGAGAAATTACTAACTCAGATTATTTTGGCGAGATTGCTGCTCAAGGCGATACAGTCAGAATTATTAAAGAACCTGAAATTTCCGTTAGCCAATATGCTCGTGGTACTCAGGTTACAGCACAAGATCTTGAAGATGATGATTTTCAGTTGACTGTAGACAAAGCTAACTACTTTGCGTTTAAGATGGATGATATTGAAGAGGCTCATAGTCACATCAATTTTATGAGTCTTGCAACGGATCGTGCAGCTTATCGTTTGGCTGACCAGTATGACCAAGACGTTCTAGGTTATTTGTCTGGCTTCAAACAGTCTTCTTTGCATTCTCAAGCAGATACAGCTAATGATGTCGTAAATGGCAGCAAGTCTGTTAGCACTGCTGGTAGTGATGAATTGTTGACATCAATGAAGATCATCAAGGGTTCTATGGGCAACATCACAACTAGTTCTGCTGGTGATCATTCGATCCCACTGGCAGCACGTTTGCCTGGTGCTACTGCACTTCCAACTGCTACAGCTTCACCAGCAATGGTTGTTGCTCGTATGGCTCGCCTCTTAGATCAACAGCAAGTTGATACTCAAGGGCGTTGGCTGGTAGTTGACCCGGTATTTATGGAGCTACTTCGTGATGAAGATTCACGCTTCCTAAATGCAGACTATGGTGAATCAGGTGGACTGCGTAACGGCCTTGTCGTTAATAACTTCCACGGTTTCCGTATGTACACTTCATCAAACCTGCCAGCGGTAGGTACTGGTCCAGGAACCACAGGTTCTGCAAACCAGAACACTAACTATGGTGTTATTGTTGGTGGACATGATTCTGCTGTAGCAACTGCTGAGCAAATCAACAAGACGGAAACATATCGTGACCCTGACAGCTTTGCTGACATTGTTCGTGGTATGCACCTATACGGTAGAAAGATTCTTCGCCCAGAAGCAATCGTTACTGCCAAATATAACGCAGCGTAAGGGGGGGTATAACTTATGGCTACTTTTGACATGACTTCCGTTGATACTGCTGGTGTTGGTGCAGACGTTCTTGCTGTTCCCACTGTAGTAGGTAACACAGTACGTACCATTGAAGCTATCTTGGATATTGATGCCATGATTGCTGCAGGTGCTACTATTGCAAACGGTGACGTTTTCCAACTGTTGGAGATTCCAGCAGAGTCTGTAATGCTTGCAGGTGGTGCAGAGATTATGAAATCTTTCACTACATCATGTACTTGTGATATTGACTTTGCTGGCGGTGATGACATCATCGATGGTGCAGCTTTAGATGCTGCTGCAGGTACATATCTTGCAAAAGGTACTAACGGCGAAGCTAACATTGTTAATACAGGTGCAGCTTCTACTTATGCTGCTGCTGCATTGGCTCTTGTTGGTGCTGCTGATACCATTGATGTAACAATCGCTGGTGCTGCTGCTGCAACTGGACGCTTACGTGTGTATGCAGTAATTGCAGATGTTTCTGCTGCTCACACAGAGGCTGCTATTGCCCAGCGTGATCAAATCTAAAATAACTTTAGGGGCTACTTTCGAGTGGCCCCTTTAGGCTACCTATCAAAAGGATTTATTATGGGTATTACAACAGCAATGTGTACAAGTTTCAAGTCAGAGCTACTTGGTGGTATCCATGATTTGGATACTAATAGTATTAAACTTGCTTTGATTAAGGCTTCACCTAGCGGCACATATGGTGCAGCTACAACTAATTACAGTGATGTAACAGGTAACTCTGATGAGTCATCTGGTACAAACTATAGTGCAGGTGGTAATGTACTTGATAGTGCAGCTATCTCAGTAAGTGGTACAACAGCTATTGTGGACTTTGCAGATGAGACTTTTGCAAATGTGACTACATCAGCAGATGGTTGTATTATTTATAACGCATCACAATCTAATAAAGCTATTGCAGTAGTTGACTTTGGTGGTACAGTAAGTGCCACTGCAGGTGATTTA